GGATGGCGACGATCGAGGTGACGGCCACGGCGTCCATCTCGACGCCGCTGTCGGCGTAGCGGCGCAGGTGGTCGGCCAGGGCGGCGATGTTCTCACTCAGCATGGGGGTTCCCTCCGGGATTGCGCGGGCAGCTTTGACAGGCCCGATACATGCGGACGCGGTGCGAACTGGTGGCGGCGAAGGGCTTGGCGGCCCAGTCGCGGCAGGTTTCGGCGGCGATCTCCTCGTCCAGGCCGGGGCAGGCGACCCGCCCGGCCAGCGCCTGCAGCACGCGCCGCGACAGCTTGCCGGTGTCGGCTGGATAGCGTCCGGCCAGGGCCAGGCTGACGGCGGTCCGCGAAATGCCGATCCGCCGGGCGACGGCCGCGTTCGACGACGCCGCCGCTTCGGCGCGCAGCAAGGCCAACCAATCGGCGTCGGCGTTCATCGGTCGCCCCCGTTGCGGTCGACCATCCGCCCCTTCGCCCAAACCGGCGCGGCCGGGCCGGTGTCGCGCAGCAACTGCCAGCGCGTGTAGCCCGGACTGGTGAGCGCCGTGCCGGTCTCCTTGCGGGGCAGGCGGCGCACGTAGCCGGCGGCTTCCAGCCGCCTCAAATAGCAGGCGGCGGCATTACGGGCGGTGGTGCCCTCGCGCCCGGCCAGTTCCATCAGATCCGGCAGGGTCGCCTTGCCGCGGATGCGCAAGGCTCGCCAAACGAGGTCGGCCAGCGTGGTGCGCCGCGGCCGCCGCGGGCGGCTTTGCGTTAGCGGGCCGCGCGGGCCGGAGACGATTCTAACGCCCGCGGTCTTGGCTGCGGCGCCGGCCGGCGTCAGCCGGTAGCAGCCGACTTCCGCCCGCTCGGCGTAGCCGCGACCGATCAGGGTGGCCATCAGCTTGACGGCGCGGTGGTTGTCGACGCCGGCGGCGGCGGCCACGCGGTCGACCGCGAGGCACTCGCCCGGCACCAGCACCGCCAGCAGGTCGGCGGCGGAGGCCATCACGCCGCCCTCGCCACGATCGGCTTGCCGGAACGGCGGCAATTGAGGAGCACCTCGCCGGCCATCGCCGCCACGTCCATGACCGCGCCCTTGTTTCGCCCGCCCACCCGCTCGATGGCGGCGATCGCCTCCTTGACCTCGCGGAAGCGGCCTTCGGACACCCGGTGCACGTACTCGACCAGGTCGGCCGCGACCGGCACGTCGCACAGCCCTTCAATCAGGGCGCGAACATCGTCGAGGGACGAGCGCTCGAACTGCACCACCTGGCCGACGCGGCTGGCCACCTGCGGAAAGCGGGTGAGGTTGTGGCGCACCCTGCCCATGCCCACCAGGATGAAGGGCACCTCCAGCATGTCGGACAGGTCGCGCAGGGTCTCCAGGATGGTCCGCGAACCAGAAATATGGTCGACCTCGTCGATCACCACCGCGAACGGCCGGCCCTCGCGCTCGGCCTCGGCCGCGGCGTTGCCCAACTGCTCGATCGCCTGGCGGAACATGCGCTCGAAGCTGTGTTCGGGCTGCACGCCGGGGAACTCGGCCAGCAGCTCGCGCAGCACCCATGGCGGGGTCCAACGCTGCTTGGCGCGCAGGAACTTGGCGCCGTGCTGCACGGCCCACCACTGGGCCATGGTCGACTTACCCAAACCTGGCTCGCCGTCGACCACCATCAGGCAGGCCTCGCCGGCGCCGCGCTTCTCCAGCGCGGTGACCCCGGCCAGGAACTTCATGGCGTTTTCAGTGCGGACGAATGTTCTTTTCATGCGACCTTTACCCCCTTGGTCTTGATGAGAGCGTCGAGCGCCGACAGGTCGATGCCGGCGAAACCCAGCAACTGGCGGGCGCTTGGGCTGCGGATGAGCTTGCGCAGATTCGCCGCCTCGTCGGCGTCCACCTGGTCGGGATGGCCCAGGCACCAGCGCACGTAGTCCTCGTCCGACCGGAACATCGGCCGGCCGGCGGACATCTGGGCCGCCGCGGCCGCCAGCGGCGGCAGGATCTCCGGCTGGGCGGCGAGTCGGGCGAACGCCGCCTCGGCCTCGGCGCGGGCGGCCGCCGACAGCGTCATGCTAGGCGCCGGCTGATGGTCGATGACCAGTTGCGGGCCGAGTTCGGCCAGGGCGGTCTGACGGTGATTTTCCAGGCGCGCCAGCTTGCCGGCGACGCGTTTCTGTTCGGCCATTTCGGCGTAGGAGACCGGCAGGTAGGCGCGCCTGTGCGCGTTCCAGCCGGCCTCGCAAACGAAACGGCCGTCGAGTAGCGACACGATCACGCTGTTGGCGTCGTGGATGTCGTAGGCGACCATCACCTCTTCGTCGTGCAGCGCCTCCAACTCGGGCGCGTGGTACTGGTTGCCGAAAAGCTCGACGATGGCGCGGTGGACGGTACGGCGGAGCGCCGGCCGGAACATGGTCCGCGCCTCCTCGGCCGGAATGGGGTCCGGCCGCCAGCCCTCGTCCATGGCCTTCCGCCACACCTCGTTCGGCGTCATGTGCCGGCGCTTGGCCGTAGACGGATCGATGATCTTCGCCAGGGTGGAATGGGGCCGGTTGTTGTAGCCGGCCATCGCCGCGTCGATGTCGGCGATGAAATCGGCCCACGAGGTGAGCAGGCGCGACGTGCCTGTCGCCTTGATCTCGGCGCGCGTCACCTTGTAGGCGTGGCGCCGCGCCTCGTCGTCCATGCGCTGGCCGATATAAGTGGGGCGGCGGCGCGCCGCCTTGTGCAGCACCGAAGCGTTGAAGCGCTCGATGACGCCGCGCGCCTGGCTCGACCACGGGGCGCTGTGTAGCTTGGTGAGTTGCAGCCGCGCGGCCAGGCCGACCACGTCGTCGTCCCAGGTGCGGTTCTCGGCGCCGCTGCCGTGGTCGTAATAGAGGATCGCGCAGCAGGTGCTGGTGGTCACCGCGTGGCGCAGCGCGTCGGCCACCGACCAGGTGTTCTCGGCCAACGCCGCCGACCAGCCGACCCATCTGCGGGTGTATACGTCGAGGATCGCGGTCACCTCCGGCCGGAACGGCTGGCCGTGAATCGGGTGCGCCACCTCCTGCTTGTAGGTGTGGCCGTCGCCGATGAACACGGCGCCGGGCCACAGCTCGGATATGTCGCGGGCGACGTAGGCCTTGAGCTGCTGCAGGGCGCGCGGCCCCATGCGGCCGGCGTTGCGGCTGATGGCGTCGAGACGCTTGAGGAACCGCCGCGCCTGGTCGTAGCTCGGCTTCTCGGCGCCATCGGGCCAGTAGTCCTCCAGCACCTCGACGATGCCCGGCTTCTGCGGCCGGGCGCGGAGCCGCATAAACGTGTCGGCCCATGCCGGGATGCCGGCTTCCGGCGCCGCCTTCGGCGCCAGGGCGGCGACGCCGGCCAGGGCGCGTTCGGCCTGCCAGCGTTGCAGCGAGCGCAAGCTGACCAGCCGGCCGCCGTCCTCGCCCGTCCGGGCGTTGGCCAGCGGGATCAGCCGCGCCAGCTCGGCCGGCAGGCGGCCAGCCGCGGCCTGTGCGACGATGGTTCGTAAGGCGGCGCGCGCGCTGCAGCCGGTCAGAAGCAGGGCGTCGGCATGCGCCAGCAGGGCGGCGCGCGCGTCCATGCGCCGGCGCTGCCAAGTCTTGAGCCGGCCGATGTCGGCGGATGTGGCCGCCGGTGCCGGCGCGGGCACCGGCGGCCGAGTTGCCGCGACGGGGAGGTTCGTCGCCGCGGGGGCAATCTGGCGGGCGAGACGGGTGAGGATGGCCTGCCGGACGGGAGCGGGCAGGGTGGACACCGGGTATTCCCAAGCCTGAGACGAACCTTGGCTCCGGCGCTCCCATCCTTCACGCGCCGCAAACTTGTTGAACCCCTGCGGCGATCCCGGCAGTCCAGGCAGAGCCATGGCGGCGAGTTCGGCGGCGGTGTAGGCGTCCTTCATGACCGCCCCCGCGACAGGCGGATCGGCGCCGCCATCAGCGCCTTCTCGCGCTTGTCGAGCTCGGCCTTCTGGCGGCGCACGCGCCCCAGCTCGGCCAGCCGCGCTTCCTCGCCCTCCAGCACCACACAGCCGCGCCACTCGGCCGGCACGTCGAGCAGCCAGTTGCAGTCGGTCGCCTCCATCAGCGCCACCAGGGTCTTGACGTTGATGTTGTGGGTCTCGTTGGACTCGGCGGCGTATTGGTTGAGCATGGCCTCGCTGAAGCGGGAATTGCCCAGCCATTCGCCCATCTCGGCCGCCACCCGCGCCCGCGTCTTGCCCAGCTTGACCTTGGCCTCGGCCAGGGCGTCGCTGACGGCGTGCCTCAACGTCGTGTCGAAATCCGCCGCGCGCTTGTTGGACGGCCGCCGCACCGGATACAGATCCTCGAACAAATCGGGGGTCGCGTTGTCGCGATGCCGGCGCCGGGCCATCACGGCCTCCGCGAAAGATCGGCCGGACGGCGGCCACTCGCCGCCCGGCCCAGTTTGCTGGGAGGAGCCGAAGCCGCCGCGTCCGCGCGGGGAAGGCACGCGGACGCGGCGGCGGACGCCCGGCCGCCGGGGGGCGTGACGGCCGAGCGCGTTTCCCCTACGCTCGGAAGCGCAACCAAACCGAGAGGGGAAATAGAATGGACTTCATCGGTGCCCTTGCCGGCTTCGATGCCGCCGGCAAGGCCGTCAAGAGCGTCACTGAAGCGCTCGGCGCCGTGCGGCGCCTCCTCCCCGCCGACAAGTCGCAGGAACTCGCAGCGGCGGAACAAGCGCTCGCGCAGCTGAAGGAGGAGTTGCCGGCGCTGAAGGATCTCGCGTTCGCGCTGAAGCTGGAGAATGGTGAACTTAAAGAAGAGAATCTCTCTCTTAAGCAGCAGCTTGCGGATCGGCAGCAGGCAACGCTTCAGCGCGTAGGAGCGGGTGCCTTTGTATACGTTCTCGATGGCCACGCCGAGGCGCTCAAGGACGGGCCCTGGTATTGCCAGCCCTGCTTCGACCAGGGGGCGAAGTCTGTCCTTCAGTTCGCAGCGCGAGAGTTCGGCTTCGACCTGTTCAAGTGCCCGCGTTGCGGCGGCCAGATCAAGGTACCGAACAGCGTCAAGGCTCACGTCAGGACTGGCAGTCGCCGGCGAACCGCCGACCTGGACGACTTCTTCTGAACCGCGGACACGGGTGGCATGCCGCAGCCCTTGACACTCGGCCTTTGGGCGGGTCATTGGCCGCCTCCCGCCAGACGCTCGGCTTCCGGCTGCAATGCTGTCTTGGCTTCACGGAATGAAGCTCCCGTGGAAACCAGAAGATCGATCCGCCCTTGAACTCGGCGAAGCGCCTCCGCTGGCACCTTTGACGCGACACTGAAGGCGCGGGCATGGGCGCTCTGCCACAGGTCTTCCCACTCGACCTTTGCCATGTCTAACGCCCTCCTGCTTTTTGACGGTGACCGGGGGTGCCAACCGGCTTATCATCCCGACCCGAACGAACGTGTTTGCGGCGGCCGTCGGCGTCGTAGCGGTCGGGCCACAGGGTACGGGCGGAAACGCCCAGGAAGCGGGCGATCACCGCTTCCGCCGCCCGGTGTGACCGGATCAGCGCCAGCCGGCAGGCCGCCTCGGGAAGACCGTTGGACAAAGCGAGGTCGGTCAGCGTGGCGCCCTTCATGCGCACCGCGCATTTGATCTCCTCGGGATGCCACCTGGTCTTTCTCTTGCGCACGTTGGCTCCTCGTCGAAACCGGCCCTGCCAGGCCGGTTTTTGTTGGGCGTTACCCCGAACGAACGTAACCGATGCCAAAAGTTATAACGCCCTTTTGGGCGTCACATCAACAAAGAAAAGAGACCAAAAGAACGGTTCAGCTGCGTTTCAGCGACGCACTGTGCTGTTTTCCAATTTTTTCCATCAAAATCAATCGACTGGCAGTCGCTGAAACAATCCAGTGGCGATCTGTACGGCGTTTCAGCGATGGGTGAGTTCGCTGAAACGATTGGCGACCGCCTCAAACAGATCCGTGGCAGAATCTCGCAGGATGATTTTGGAGAACAATTGGGCGTCGCTAAAGACACCGTTGGCAAATATGAGCGCGGCAAGATTATCCCAGGTGGCGACGTGCTTGCCCGTCTTCGGGAGCGGTTCGGGGTTGATCTGAACTGGCTGCTAACCGGCGACGGCGCGATGCGCTCCAACCAGGGCGCGACGCCATCGGCGCTCGATGAGCAAATGCTTGAGGCCATCATCGCGGTGGTCGAAGACGTTCTCGACCAGGCCAAGCGCCGGCTCCCCGCAGCCAAGAAAGCGCAGCTGATTGCTGCGCTCTACGAACTGCATGCTGATCAGGAAGGAGATGCCCGTCGTCCCGCGCCGACGACAGTTCTTCGATTAATCAGGTTGGCGGGATAACGAAGAAAATGGGGAAAGCAATGGAAGAGAGCCGCAAAAATCGACGTAAAGAAATCGAAAAGAAGGTGGTGGATCTGTTCAGCAGTGCGACACCAAAAATACCGCGAAGAAAGAAGGCGGCAGATACAACCGTTTCAGTACGTGGGAACAGAAACATAGTTGCCGGTGATAATAACATCATTAACAACTTCTCTGCGCCTCCGGTTATAACGAGAACGGTCATCGTCAAGACTGGTGACGGCGTTCTAACGGCAGAGCAAAAGGGGGCGATCAACAAAACAATTGAAGATTGGGCCGGCAAGCGCAACGCAGTGCGGCGTTCGCGCGTGGAAATTGCCGCGCTGCGGAAAGCCTTCAATAGGTACATGAGCGTGAACAGCTACCACGAAATCCATCAGGAGCATTTCGAAAAGGCGATGAAATGGCTGCGCCGCCAGATCGGCACTCATACAACAGAATGCCAGGCGCCAGAAGAAGTAGTGCGACATGGCGAAAGGACAGGTACAGGGCGATACACGCCAGAGCCGGAGAGTATCCTGATGGTGAACTACGATTTCGGCGCTATGCGGAGGAACGTTTTGGTTGCAGTTCGCTGAAGGATTTGAGCGACGACGAGCTTGAGACCGTATACAACTATGTGTTCGGTTGGTGATCCCTCGGAAAACTTATTTGGCGCGGCGGGATGATGCGATGAATGATGGAAGGCGGCCATGGTAGGATTGCTCCGGACGGCTGGGTTGTTATCCATCGTGCTCGGCCTCACGGCAGCGCTTGTTGTCGCCGCCAACGTCGAGGGAATTTCGGAGATCGCAGCGAGATCGCACGCCGACCTCTTCGGTCGGCCGTATTTTTCAGGCAAGCTGCCGCGCGCCTTCGCGGCTGCTCTTGCTGGCGCCACCATAATTGGTGGAGCGTTTTGGGGCTTGCTCTTCTTCGGCCTCGCCGCGGTTCTCTCCGAACTGCGACGGCAACAAAGATCGGCCGGCGTCGCTCCGATCGTCGTCGACCAGGCGACCGACGGCGCGCTCACCAACCTAGCAATGGCGTTGGCGGCTGCCGAGCGTCGCGGAGATACCGCCCGCGTTGCCCTGCTGCGCCGCGAGATCGCCTCGCTGTAAAGCGCGACCGCATAGGCTCACCATCCTTGTTCGCTTCGGAGTTCGCGGAAGCCTCTACTCGGCAGGCGGACTGGCGATGTTGTTGTTCTTACTTGGATTTCCAGAACTCCGAAGCGAAAACCTAAGCTATTGCCACGTTCGGAGTTCGGCCGGCCTCGACGCGCCAGCTTTCCCCCAAATCCGTTTCGCCCTCAATGTGCCAATTCGCGCGTCTGTAAAAGCGTTTTAATTTTGAAAGGTCAATGGTAACCATGTCTGAAGACAAGAAGAGCCGGGGCAAGACTGAAATCGCCACAAACAAAGAGCGGCCATTCCGGGAGAGTATTGACTTTGTTGAAAAACCCCGATCGCAATGGTGCATTTGACGTGACCAACACCTTCAGCCCGCCACCGCCGCCGAAAAAGGACAACGATGGCCGATAATTCCTTGATTGCCGAGCGTCACGGCCTGCTCTTCGACGTGCGTCGGTCGGTGCGCTACCACAACCGGCGCCGCGCGTTCTATGACCGGCTCAGCATCTTCAACAGCTGGATCGGGGTCGTTTTCGGCTCGGCCACCGTGATGGCCTTGCTGGCCGACTTGGGCCAACAATGGGCCGCTGTGGCGGCGGCCGTCATATCGCTCGTCGCGGCGTTCGACCTTGTCATCGGCACCGCGAAGCAAGCACGCCTGCATTCCGACCTGGCACGCCGCTTCATTGTGCTGGAGAAGAAGATACTGGCCAAACAGTCGCCGTCGGCCGAGGATCTCGCCTCGTTCACGCAAGACAGGCTCGATATCGAGATGGAAGAGCCGCCGATACTACGAGTGCTGGACGCCTTGTGCTATCGCGAGCAGATGCGCTCGATGGACTATTCGAAAGAGCAGCTTCCGCCGCCTGTCGGATTTTTCCAGCGGCTCTTTGCCCAGTGGTTCGATATCGGAGCCCACAAACTTCCCGGCCCGAACCTCTCCGCTTGACGCCCAGGCTGTGCCAATTCGCGCGCCGATCTAGCCCATTTTCGCTCGATCTGTGCCAAACCGCCTTTTTGCCGCCAATCGGCGTCAACCCCAGGCACCGCCTAGCTTTCAGCCCGATCCGTGACCTCCCTCCCCTGTGCCAAACCGGTCACCTCCCCATAGGTTCGCAGGAGTTCGGATTTCGATCCCGTGATGGCGATGGCGGCTTTCCTTTACGGTTGCTGGCGGCGGCCCGCCGAGCGGGCCCGCCGACCGATGTTCGCCGTCTTTCGGCGGGTTGCCTTGATCACAAGCGGTTGTTGACGCTACGCGGAATCGGCGCGGCGTAGTTCATCCACACCGTTTTGGTCTGCTGGAAGCGCTTGATCGCCTCCATGCCGTTCTCACGACCGACGCCGCTGTGCTTGTAGCCGCCGAAGGGCGACATAACGCTGATCATGCGATAGGTGTTGACCCACACCGTGCCGGCCTGAAGCCGGTTGGTCATCTCGAAGGCCCGCCGCATGTCGCTGGTCCACACCCCGGCCGCCAGGCCGTAGCGGGTGCCGTTGGCGATGGCCAGCGCCTCGTCGTCGTCGCGGAAGGGAATGACCGTCAGCACGGGGCCGAACACCTCTTCCTGGGCGATCCGCATATCCGG